TTTTAGCAACAACGCTTTGGCCATTACGGTCGCTGAACCGGTTGGGCATGGAGTGGTGATCAAACACTCAAAGCTCAAATAAAATCAGCGGCCAGTAGAAGTGCGCGGTAATCATCAAGACTAGTCTTGCTGACATCAAGAACAACTTCTTCGAACAGGTCAATAACGTCATAGCCAGTTAAACCGTACCTATGGTAGCAGAAACCGTGAAACTCATCATAAGAACAAACACGAGGTTCGACCAACTTGTCGCGAATCCCGCGTAAGGTGATGCCTGCTTCACGGGCATTCCAACTAACATAGGCATCGGCATCCCTGAATGCGGTACGCCTTTCTTTGTCCACGAAAGACCATTCGTGGTTAAAACGGTCAAGAAAGATGTCACGCAAAAAGGGAACGAAACGAAACTCGTATGCATAACCAACGGCCTTGCCAGCGAAATAGGCATGGTCGCTGAGTTGCTGGTTGAGATTAGCACGCATGTTAAACTTGGCTAGATTCTTTCCCATAAGGGGCACAGTGAAGTGGAACCCCGAATAGGAAGGAATAAAATTCTTACTAAGAAAGGAGCAGTGAACAAGATGAGTTCTCCTGAACACTTTAGCCTCCATCTTAGCTTCGGCAGCCAAGCTTTCATACGTCTTGCAAGCGTAGCGCTTGAGCCCAACTATGCGGGCCAGCATGTCATCGCCGAGCAGGAGGGCTCGGCTCCTTTTGGCACGGGTTACCGTGAGAAAAGTATAAAGAATGCAACCGTTCCACATGCAATTGCGGAACGTGGTATCAGTCGCCCCAGTGGGTAACTCATGGTCAAGCTTAGCGGAAACGCCATGCCTCTTGTTTGTAACTTCGAAAGAGTCAGTCTTTGCGTGTAAACGCAAAAACCACTCAGGACAACCAAGTCGGCGCATGAACATAACCTCTAGCGCTTGAACATCAGCACATTGGAGCATGTCATTCTTTGAAAAATCACTCTCGATAAATTCACCATCTTGTTTATCAATAAAAGGAACGTAATCAACTGGCGTCTTCTTATACGCCAGCTTGAACTGGTAATCGCCGGAAGTGCCCTCACAACACAAGTTAAACCGGCGCATCAACTCGTTGAATATGGGCCCAGAAACAGCGTTATACAAATCAGTGCCTTTGAAAATAACGCGGGGAGCC